TATAGGAGGAATTGCTTCAATCTTAACAGGAGGAGCAGCAATCCCTGCTGGAGCTGCTGGAATAACAGCCGCAGCTGGTGCTGCAGTTACTAAACAAGGCGCTAAAAAAATAGTAGCAAAAAGATTATTGGCTGCAGATATCACTGAACAGTCTATAAGAGAGGCGGTAGAAGCATCTTTAAGGGGTCTTACACTTACCAATAAACAAAATGCAGTAATGAATGCTGTGTATGCTAACTACCGTACAAAAATGAAAAATAAAACCCTAGGTCGTTGGGCAATGGGAGGTGCTTTTGAGGGGTCTTACAGATTAGGGGCAGGGACTATTTTTGGAGAGTATGCAGAACAAGGATACACTGACCCTGTTTCAGCTTGGAAGTCTTTAGGACTTGCTGTCCCTTTTGCAGCAGCAGAACTTGCAGCAGATGTTACGATGTTTAAAGCTCTTAGAGCAATATTCCCTAGGGGTTTTGCTGGGACTGGTTTAATAGAAGGAGTTCCTAGGACTCCGGGCTCAATTGTTGGCAATGTTTTTAGATCTATGGGAACTGCAAGTGGGGCTGAAATGATAGCGGAGACTACACAAGCAGGTATAGAAAGCTCAGTAAAAATGGGAGTATGGGACCAAGAAAGATTACCAGCTGATGACCCAAGCACTAAAAACTTTTTTGAAGATCAGATTGACCCTCGTTACTCAAAGGAGCAAATGAAATTAGACCTAGCCACTTCAGCTTTCGCGGGTTTCTCCGCAGGTCTTAGTATTGGGGGTCTTGGAGGCAGCGCTGGGGGGATTGTATCTTCCGCCAATAATTGGCTCCAAAAATACCAAATTAATAGGACTATTAAAGAAATGACTATAGCTAAATTTGGTGGCCTAAACGAAGGTAAAGTAATACCAGAGACAAAAGAACAACTTTGGGGTGCGATCGAGACTATGATGGACCCAACCAATGATATAGATACCACATGGATAGAGTTTCAAAGTCTAGATAATTGGGCAGAGATAGAAAAAGAGGTAGCTGAAAAATATGGAACGGATGCTTGGTTTGATGTGAGGTTAAAAAGCCCAATAGGAGGTATTCTTCTTACTAAGAACCAACAAAAAGCGGAGAGCTTTACTAATATATTTAGTTTAAATATGCCTAGTCAAAGGTTGGTAGATGAAACGCTCGCTAGGATATTAGATTTTCCTCGTAGTAGAGACTCAAGAGACGGTTGGGTTGTTAGAGTAAAAGATAAAAAAGGGAACATTGTTAAGTCTTTTCAAACTAATAACCCAAAGGAAGATGGACAAAAACATCTTGATGATTTTAAAAATAAGGTTTTTAAGAATAGCAAAAATTACACTTATGACATTGTAGATGCTGAAACACACCTAGAAGAGGTACAAGAACTAGGGGCGGAGCCTGTTTCTTTTAATGACATGCAGGAAACCTTAGATGACGAAGGAAACATATTTGAGGTTGAGCCCCAACCTGTTAGTGACCCTGAAAACCTTTCTCTCGGGTCTATAGAAAATCCTATCCGTAGTAGAAATAATAAACCTTGGGCTTTTCCAGATGAACAGTATGAAGATCAATTCCCAGATCAAGATTTATATGATGAGGCTAGGTTATCCACTGCTGAAGTATTTAGAGCGGAGTTAGATGAACTATTTGCTCAAGGTAAGTTGTCTAAGTTTGTTCTAAAAAAATACTTAGACCTTATGGATACACAGTCTACTGTAGATACTACTTTTAAAATAGAAGAAACAGAAAATGGGGTAGAGATTCTTAAATATAATTTAACTGCGCAGGCAGATATTGATGTTACTGCAGAAGCCGATAGTATTCTTAGAAAAGCTAGAAAAAGAGGAAGAGCAAACAAACTTAAAAATAAAAAAGCCAGTAGGTGGACCCTTGATGGAAAACCTATTGATATGCCTTTTGCTGTTACTCAAATGCGTAATTTATTCAGAAGAATGGGAATGGGTAATAATCTTTTTTATGGTGACTTGATGGATGCTTTTTCTCAATTATATGGAGAGCTTATTGAAAAAGGCACTCTAGAATATGATGGAAAACCAGTTACTAATGAAAATGCAGCTTCTCTGCCTATTTATTCTCAAGGGGGTAAATCTTATACCCTTAAGGAGCTTCAAGAGTTAGCAGGACAAGAAAGAGATGAAGGGAGAACTTTTGGAACAGATCCCAAAGACCGAGAATCAAATTTAGAAGCATTAATACGAGAGCTGGAACAAGTGCTTGTAGCACTACAAGACTCTGGTAAGTCAAAAATATGGTGGGAATATAAAAACTGGACTCAAGAAGAGCTAGAAACTGAAATTGAAACAAAAGAAGGAGAACTATCTCAATTAAGAGAAGAACAGTCTGAAACTACCCTCGAACCAACCCAAGAAGAAAAATGGGATTCTGCTTATGAGCAATGGGCTAAACAACCTCTTAGTAAGATGAACATGCCTAAGGAAAAACCTATTATTAATGGGAAAGAAGTAAATAAAAAAACAAAAATAGAAATTTCGAATACAGTAGATGAACTTTTTGGAGAAGCTTCTGGTTTTCTGAAAACAATAGTAGAGGGTGCTAGAAAACTATTAGGTATCACTAAACCCATTCTGGTCTTTTCTACTACTGAATCCATTGATTTAGGGAATGCGCGTTTAAATAAAATAGTAGAAGGAATACAAGCAGAACTACAAAATGATGAAAAGACAAAAGGGCGGAATATCCACTTTAAAGACTATGATGTTATTATTTTAAATATTTCCCCTAATGCAACATTAGAGACAATGGGTTTCTATTTAAAGGTGTTAGGGCATGAGATAGGACATACTTTCCTAAACCAACTTAAAGAAAATTCTTTAACAAATAAAGCCTTAAGAAATGCTCTTTTAAAAGAGTACAAAAAAGATGTGGCTGCTAATCCTGGAATAAAACAATGGCAAGGACAAAAAGGATTTGATGAGTGGTTTTCTGATAAAACTGCCTCCCTGCTCTTTGATTTACACAAAGGTAAAATTTATAAAGCTACTAACGTGGGGCAGTCTTTCCTTAAAAAGATAACAGAGGCCCTTAAAGCTTTCTGGGACTATATAACAGATGGAACAGCTGGTAAATTTATAACTAGATCGGCACTAGGGAAAGAGAGGGTCGCTGAACGATTCTCTTATAGTGAATCTTTCGCTGAGTTTGTAAATGGGCTACAGACCTCCCAGAAAGAAGCACAAGAACAGAAGGACGCTCGAGAGCCTGGGTATGAAGAACTTGCGCATGTTGAGTCTCTCCTAGAATCTACTGGTTTTGGTGACAAGTTTGGACATAAAAGCCTTAGAAATATAGAAAAGCTAGCAAACCGTATGCTTATGAATGGCAAACTACCTAAATGGTTTAAAAAGATTTTTGATTCAGCCCATGGAATTCTTTTTAGAATGGGCCCCGTAGGGGAAGAAATTGCAAACTTCTTCCATAAAGTATCAGGAGTGTTAGGAGAAGAAGGGTTTATTAATGCCGCGAGTGGGAAAGCCTATGAAATTATTAATGAAATAGGAGAGATTTTAGGAGTTAATACTACTTTTACAGATGAAGCAAAAGCTGTTTTAGAAGAGGCTTCTGATGAAACTACAGCAACAAAAGATTTAAGCGAAAAAGCACGAAAAGTTAGAGAATTATTAGATAAGTTATATGATGACTTAGAGTTAGAGAAGCTAGGTATTAAAAGACGTGAGAACTTCTTCCCTCGTCTAATAAATTTACAAGAAATTGCAGCCAATGAAGAATTAAGAAACGCCCTAATTGATCTTTTAGTTAAAAAGAACAAAGGACTTACATTAAAAGAAGCTACTAAAATAGTAGAAGATCTAATTAGTAAGAATGAGTCAGATGAATATAACGTTGTAGACGAAGAAGGGGAATATACCATTGGTATGAGTAGAGAAAGGTCTAAGTATTTTGAAAATATAACGTTTGCAGAGCTTTTTGAGAAAAAACTGGTTAGTCCTCCTGAAATTGCTTTAATGGAGTATGTAAGAAAAACAGTAAGAAGGGTAGAGTTTGAGAAAAGAGGAGGGGCCGAACACTTAAAGAAACTTGTAGATCAGTTGTCTCCAGAAGAACAAATAATTGCCCAAGAAGCTATTAACGCAATGTTAGGCAAAATAAGCCCTATAAAACATGACCTATGGAAAAAATTTACAAACTGGGGGCTTTTTTATAATGTAGTTTCCCTTTTAAGTATGGTAGTTTTTGCTTCTATTCCTGATGCTGCTGGCCCTGTTTTACGTTCTAGAACTTTAGATGTGAAAACTATAGTTGATAATTTATTTAATTCTTTAACTAAAGAGGAGGGTGCACAACTAGCTAAAAGCATAGGAGTAAATGGACTAGAGGCCATGATGGATATGAACCTTTACCAAGGGGAAACTCAACAGGCTCAATATGGATATGCTCAGAAATGGACCAATGGGTGGTTCAGGTTTACCCAATTAGAAAGATGGACAAGGTGGACACGTAGTTTTGCCGCTGGTATGGGTAGGGACTTTCTTATTAAACACGCAAAAATAGTTACTGACCCTAATAAATTACCAGGGTCCTATGAAGTGCTTACTTCTAAAAGATATTTAGAAGAGCTAGGAATCACAGGAAAAGAAATAAATGAATGGGTAGCACAAGGTCAAAATTTAAAAACTTCTCCAAAAATAAAAAGTGCGTTACGTAGGTTTGTGGACGAAGCTATTGTTAGGCCAAATTCAGCAGAAAGGCCTATATGGGCCTCTGATCCTAATTTTGCTTTAGTTTGGCAGTTAAAGTCTTTCTATTACGCATACGGTAAAAATATTGTAGGGGGAGTTCTAAGAGAAAGTAGAACAATCTACGGTAATAAAGGGCAAATTCCTGATGCCATGTACCCTCTTATTATGATGGCGTTAACTGTTCTTCCTTTAACCATGATTGGTTGGGACTTAAGAGAAAGGTTTAAAATAGGACTTGCTTGGTTATTACCTGGTATTAGCCCTGCAGACACAGATTATAGACAATCACAGTCTATGAGCAGTGGGGAGTACTGGTTTGAAGTAATTGATAGAGGGGGAATCCCTGGTAAATATTCTCTTCTTTTCCCACTATTTATGGAGAATAGAAGATATGGAGACCCATTCTTTGTTCCAATGCTTGGCCCTACAGCAGAAAAAACTTGGAACTTAGTTACTTTAGATACAGAGATACCTGAGTTAATTCCTATTTATAGTAACTTAAACACTAGCAATTTTGGTGGCAGAAACGAATAATTTTTATGGTAGAATAAATTATGGCATATTCAGATACAGTTAAATTAGTAGTAGGAGATACACTTCCTCAATTAGTATTTACTCTAAAAGATAGCAATGAAGCTGCTTCGGGTAAAACTTTAGATTCAGAGGACAGTACTACCTGGGCTGCAATTAATCTTAGTGGGGGCAGTGTAAAGTTAAGAATAAGAGAAGTAGGAAGTACTACAGTTCTTAAAACTATTACTATGACCCTTTCGGACGCCTCTAATGGCCAATGCACATGTACCTTTCCTAGTGGAACTTGGACTGCAGCTGGCACATTTGAAGGAGAAGTTGAATACACTACTTCAGGAGGAGGTATACAAACTGTTCAGGATTTGATCAAATTTAGAGTCCGAGACGATTTCGATTAATGGCTTTTAAAGCTAAGGTTACTTACACTAACCTAAAAATAACAAATATAGACTTAGAGGAGAGTAACTCCTCGGTCTCTTATACTAATTTAAGTAGTCTAGTTGCTTACGTTAGTTTACAGGGTTTAGTTACCTACCAAAATCTTAAGATTGCAAGCCTCTATTTAGATTCTGAGACTTTAGATAAACTTATTGCTGAGTCTTTATCAGTAACAGAAACACTCGCCTTTACCCTAAGTAATAGAATAGATGATGCTGCGTATATAAGTGAACAACTAGCTTTTGACCTTTCTACTGCTTATTCTGAATCCGTCAGCATAGGTGATAGTGTTGTAGTAGTTAGAGAACTAGGACGTTCTTATTCTGATTCCTTTAGCATGTCAGATGCTGCTACTTTTAATATTGAATTAGGCCCTACAGAAACAATTAGTACAAGTGAAGTATTAACGTATGCTTTAGACAAGGCGCTCTCTGAAACAGCTTCTCTTAGTGACTCTACAGTCTTAGAGGCTAACTTAGGGCCATCAGAAACTCTTAGCATGTCTGATTCTTTCGCACGTGTAGTGACATTTTCAAGAGCCTTTGCAGATGCTATTTCTCTAGATGATAGGGCTTCTGTATCAGATCCTTTACAGACTGACGTAAATATGGATAAAACTAATGTTATTAGTTTTGCAGATGTTCTTTCTTACTCAACAAGCAAAGCAAGATCAGATACTTTTTCCATGCTAGATAGTCCTGCTATAGATTTTTCAACACCAGCAGCAAGTAGTATGACGATGTCAGATAGCTCTTATTTTTCTGCTAGTTTAGCTAAAGCAGAGTCTGTAAGTGTTTCTGAAGCATCTAGCTACTCTTTTTCTAAGCCATTAACAGATGATGAATTTGAGTTTACTGACTCTTTAACTCATACTAGCGACTTAGGAAAGTCAGACACTGCGAGCGTTACAGAGGCTTTAGCACATTCTGTTGCTCTTGCAAAAACGGAATCCTCAACTATTACAGATAGTCTTGTACATAGTTTTGGTAAATCAGCACAAGATAGTGCTACAATAACAGAGTCGATATCTATTCTAAACGCTAATAGACAAAGTGTTTTGAATGCGTCGGCTTTAAATAGTAATACACTTAACTAGGAGAAATTATGTTAAAAGATGGCTTAAAATTAAAAGGTAAATTAACCATTGCCCTTAATGATAAAGTTGTTCAAGAAGTTCCTAACTTAGTTGTTACTGCTGGAAAAGGCTATGTAGCTGATCGTATGGCTAATAACTCTACTGTTATAGGGTATATGGCGATTGGTACAGGCTCAACTGCTGCGGCAGCTGGTAATACTGCTTTAGGCAGTGAATCAGCTAGAACAGCATTAACATCAACCAATGTCTCTGGAGCGGTCGTAACGTACGTTGATACTTTCGCTGCAGGTACTGGTACTGGTGCTATAACAGAGGCAGGACTTTTAACTGCTTCTTCCGGTGGAACAATGCTTGCTAGGACTGTGTTCAGCGTTGTCAATAAAGGTGCTAATGACGCCATGACAATTACCTGGACTGTAACTGTTTCATAACAGTAGGAGGAGGTTAGTTTGGCAATTGTTTTTAAGAACAATGCGACTACGACTCTATCAGGAGATATCAACACCTCTGTTACCAGTATTGGAGTTACAGATGGTTCGGTCTTTCCTACACTAAGTAGCGGACAGTCGTTTTATGTAACGTTTGATGACGGGACAAACAATGAGGTAGTTAAAGTAACTGCCAGGAGCGGTAATACGCTCACAGTAGTCCGTGAACAAGACGGAACTTCAGCACGTTCTTTTGATGCTGGTGATGCTTGTGATCTACGTTTAACAGCTAAAGTCTTAGAAACGTTTCCTCAATTAGACCAAAACTCTCAAACAGGTGTCATTGACATAACTGGTGTAAAAATAGGTGGCTCTGAGGTTATTAATAGCTCAGGTGAATGGCAAGGCCCCACTGGTGGTATAAAAGGGCAGAAAGGACAAAAAGGAGAAGTTGGAGGGGCAGGTCCAACAGGTCCAACTGGGCCAGGAGGTAGTACAGGTCCAACAGGCCCAACAGGTTCAGATGGTTCAGATGGTTCAGCCGGGGCGAAAGGCCAAAAAGGAGAAGTTGGCTCCACGGGTCCCACAGGCCCATCCGGCCCTACAGGTTCAGCAGGTTCAGATGGTTCAGATGGTTCAGATGGCTCTAAAGGCCAAAAAGGAGAAGTAGGCTCAACAGGAAGCACAGGCCCTACAGGTCCTGGAGGCTCAGCTGGGGATAAAGGTCAAAAAGGAGAAGTTGGATCTACGGGTCCTACCGGTCCTGGCGGTTCAGCAGGTTCAGATGGTTCAGATGGTTCAGACGGGTCTAAAGGACAAAAAGGAGAAGTAGGCTCAACAGGACCAGGGGGTAGTACAGGCCCAACTGGAGGTACAGGTCCTACGGGTCCTACAGGTCCTACCGGACCACAAGGTAATTTTGGTGGACAATCTTTTGAATATGCTTTCAGCACTACAACAACTAATGCGGACCCTGGAGCGGGAACCCTTAGACTAGATAATTCAACTCAGAATGGTGCTACAGGTATCTATATAGATGATGCTGATGCTGGTTCCAGTGATATTCAATCTTTCTTAAGAACAATAGATGATTCAACTTCTACTATTAAAGGGCATGTAAAAATTTCATTAAAAACAGATGCTAATAAATTTCTACTTTATACAATTTCAAGTTTATCAGAAGCAAGTGGATACTTTGATATAACAGTAAGTAATGTTGATAGTTCGGCAGCAAGCCCCTTTGGCAATGGCAATAATGTAGTAGTTACTTTTGCAAGAACGGGTGATGTTGGAGACACAGGACCAGCCGGCCCAACCGGCCCAACCGGTCCTACAGGACCAACAGGACCAACAGGACCAACAGGGCCAGGGGGATCAGACGGATCAGACGGTTCAAAAGGACAAAAAGGTGAAGTTGGATCAACTGGAGGAACAGGGCCTACTGGACCTACTGGACCCGCTGGTTCAGATGGTAGTGATGGTTCAGACGGTTCAAAAGGACAAAAAGGAGAAGTTGGATCTACAGGAGGAGCAGGACCTACTGGAGGAACAGGCCCAACGGGACCTACAGGTTCTAAAGGACAAAAAGGTGAGGTAGGAGCTAGTGGACCTACAGGTTCTACAGGACCTGCTGGTTCAGACGGGTCAGATGGATCAGACGGTTCAAAAGGACAAAAAGGAGAAGTTGGGTCTACGGGCCCAAGTGGCGGAACTGGACCAACCGGGGGCACAGGACCAACGGGACCTGCGGGTAGCGATGGTAGTGATGGTTCCGCAGGGGCCAAAGGACAAAAAGGACAAAAAGGAGCTACCGGTTCAACTGGTGGAACAGGTCCAACTGGACCAACTGGACCAGGCGGAAGCGATGGGTCAGATGGATCAGATGGTTCTAAAGGACAAAAAGGACAAAAAGGAGCTACTGGTTCAACTGGTGGAACGGGCCCAACTGGGCCTTCTGGTGGAACGGGCCCAACTGGGCCGACTGGGCCTTCTGGTGGAACTGGTCCTACAGGTGGAACAGGACCTACTGGACCGAGTGGTGATGATGGTTCGGACGGAAGTAAAGGACAAAAAGGTGCCCCAGGTTCAACAGGGGGTGGCGGACCTACAGGGCCAACCGGACCTACAGGACCGACGGGACCGACGGGACCTACAGGACCGACAGGGGCAGGGATAAGCACAAGTTCTAATACTCAATTAAACTCTTTAGGGGCAGGCACAGCAGCAAGTGGCACAGCAGGTGAAATTAGGGCAACTAATAATATTACTGCTTATTACTCTGATGAAAGATTAAAAGAATTTGAAGGGCCAATAGTAGATGCTCTTGAAAAAGTTTTACAACTTACAGGATATTACTTTAAAGAGAATGAATTAGCTCGTAGCTTAGGATATGACAACGACAAGCGTCAAGTAGGACTCAATGCTCAAGAAGTACAAAAAGTTCTCCCAGAAGTGGTTACAGAAGCTCCTATACATGGGGATTACTTAACTATTTGGTACGAAAAAGTTATTCCACTCTTAGTTGAAGCAATTAAAGAACTAGCAATAGATTCGCATACTCCAAAAGATTTATATGATCTAGAAGGGTATGAAGACCTTGACTCTAGAATAAGAAAACTAGAAGATAAATAAAACACAGGAGGTGTTATGAAAGCAATTTGGCAAATGTGGGCCGGCGAACTAGACCGCGCTACAGTTGAAGCAATAGTAAAAGAATGTGAAACCTATGAACCAGTCACAGCAAAGATTGGACATCAGAGTAACATGGAATCCAAGGAAGACTTAACCGTACGTAGATCTGAACTACGTTGGGTCTCTCCAAATTCTTCTCCTACAATTCAAAAAATAATTTGGGATTATATATCTAGTGCCAATAGAGCAGCTTTTGGACTTGATATTACAAACGTATGGGATATTCAATTTACTACATATAAAGGTACAGAAGAAGGACATTATAATTGGCACCATGACACTTTCTGGGGGAACCCTTCTAGTTATGACAGGAAGCTAAGTATAATAATTCAACTTTCTGATCCTTCAGAATATGAAGGGGGAGAGTTTGAACTTGAACCTCAGTATGAAGCCCCAGATAAAGACCTTCTAAAGAAACAAGGCACTATTTTAGTTTTCCCCTCCCCAATACGGCATAGGGTTTTACCTGTAACTAAAGGTATTCGTAAATCTTTAGTATCTTGGGTGGAGGGACCAAAATGGCGTTAAAAAAGTTTGTTATCAATTTAGAAAGACGGGAAGATAGACGGGACCATTTTATAGAAAATAACAACCTTTCTGTAGAATTCATAACAGCCGTAGATGGGGAGCTAGAGGACCTTTCAATGTATCCAACAAGAGAGGGATGGGTAGATCCTTTTCTTAATAGACCTATTCTTCCTACTGAAGTAGCCTGTTTCTTATCCCACAGAAAAGCTTGGGAGAAATGTGTAGAACTGGATGAACCAATTATAGTACTTGAAGATGACGCAATTATTAATGAAACTTGGGATGAAGAATATTATGAAAAAGTTATAGATAGTTGGGACTTCTTATACTTACAACGTAATGAAAATGAACCAGAAAGAACAAATAGAATAGACGATAGACTAGAAAGGCCTTGGTATCCCTACAATACTACTGCTTATGTAATACGACCTAAAGGAGCTAGGAAGTTATTAAAAACAGATATTCTATCGGGTATTATCCCTGTAGATGAGTACTTACCAGAGATGATACAAAAGCATTCTTTTAATGCTCTTGCTTTATCACAGGATGCTTGTAATCAAGCTAGTGTTGATATTTTACCATCAGACATAAGAGAGGCGAGTACTGTTCATGTAATAACGATAGGTACAGAGGAAAATAAACTTACCAAGCTAAGAAATTCAGCCCATGTCCAAGGTATTAAATACCTAAACATTGGAGAAAAAGTGCAATGGAATGGTACTGATATGACTGGCCCTGGGGGTGGAATGAAAATAAACCTCTTAAAGGCCCATATGGAGTATGAAGAACTTCCGGACACGGATATTGTACTCTTCACAGACGCGTACGACGTGTTTTATGCAGATACTCTACATACTATAAAAGAACGTTATAAAGGGTTTAACCACAAGGTTGTGTTTTCAGCGGAATCTGTTTGTTGGCCAGACGAAAGTATAGCTGAACAATTCCCTCCAACTAATACCCCTTACCGTTACCTTAATTCTGGAACTTTTATAGGAGAAGTAGGAGAACTAAAAAAAATATTAAGCCACTCAAATATAACAGACCAAGAAGATGACCAGCTTTTTTACCAAGAAGCTTATCTTGAAGGCCTTTATGATATTGTGTTAGATACTGAGGGTTACATTTTTCAAACACATGAACCTGGAATACAAGTTACAAATGGACAGTTAGATAATGGTATTTGCTGCCCTTGTATCTACCATGGAAATGGTGGGGCTGAGGCTAAAAAACATTTTGAAAACCTGTATCAAAAACTTTATCCAAATCAATCTTCTTTATTTATAGCTAACCTAGGAGAATATGAACTCCTCGAGAATGACATGCTTCTAGTAGATTTTATGACTATTTCTCAATGTGAAGACCTTATTAATATGGCCAATGCTAATGGGAATTGGAAAAGTTTAGATTATGATAAGTTTCCTGCACAAGAGATACGTTTAAAACAACTAGAACTTTGGGAAATGTTAGAATTTCACTGGCAAAAATATATTGCCCCAATCGCTGAAAAACATTGGAAGCCTTTATTAATGTATGGTTTAAGAGATGCTTTTATTCTTAAATATTCACCTGAAACACAGACTAAGTTATCTTTACATCATGATGCTTCCTACGTCACAGGGTCTGTTAAACTAAACGAAGGATATGAGGGGGGAGAACTAAGTTTCCCACGTCAAAACCTAAGTAATAAAGATATCCCTGTAGGTAAACTATTGTTATTTCCAGGGGCTGTAACCCACCCACATGAATGTTTAGAGTTAAAAAGTGGTACTAAGTATAGCTTGACCATATGGTCTCAGAGGTTCCCTAATGATACAATTTAGGAATGTTTACAGCTAAAAACCTTACAAGCGAAGAACTAAAAGAGCATTTAGATAATGGAGATATCTTTAATATGTATATGGCTTCTAAGCCTTATATAGATGGAGGTAATTTATCATACGCCTATTGGACAAAAGGTACAGTCTCAGACGCAGACTATAAAGCAGCAACGGATGAAGATAAGGCAAACTGGTGGTATAAACAATTTAACTATGCAGTTGTTTATAGGCTTAAAGAGGGATATTGTGTTACTGCTAGTTATGAAGATGGTTATTTATTAACCCTAGAAGAGTCCTTTTATGACAATTCTGATAGGTCTATTAATGAATGTAGAAGTTTAGTTAGGCCTAATACCTCTAATAGTAGAGAGTATGTTTTTAACGTAGAGTGGCAAAACGCTAGAGTTGAAGTGTGGAAAGAACTAGGGGCAATAAAAAAGAAAAGTTATACAGCAAAAGACGGCCCTATGACTGCAACTTTCAAGCGTGCTGAAATAGCTGGCTTACAACAACCTAATTCACTTATAGACTGGTCTACTTATACAGTTTCTGAGCTAACTAAAGAATATAAATATAGAACACCAGGGGGAGTTGTTGTTCCTACTGAAGATGGCAGTGCAGGAGGGGAAGAAGTACCAGACACATTAATAAATGAGTATACTGTTACTCATGATGTAATTGAGGTAGATTTTCTATGAGTAAACTAGTTTGGACAAATTTAAGCATGGATGGCATGCGTGATGTAATGAATAACAGTGGGGCTGTGGATGCTAGCACTTACCAAGACTATAGACCTAGAACTAATGGTACTACTGTAAATACTCATGGCACTAGTAATACAGCTACTTCACACTTTAGAGACTGGGCTAACTCCTACGAAGTAACAGGAGGAGATACTTCTTACAACTTTGAACAACAAATCACTAAAGAGACGGTAACCACTACCGTGTATATAAAAGGCTGGGGTACAGTGGGGGGTATGCAAGGGATGACTAATAATGGTACCACTACCCAAATTGGATCCCTTGACGATGGAGATACCTCATACACCACTTCTGCTTTAGCACTAAGTTCTTCTAACGCAAAGCCAAATGGTAGTGATTTTGATAGCAATAAGTGGCTCTCAGGAGCAACTTTTCAACAACTAGATGGGATAGTTGACACTTTTACTTTTAAAATAGCGTTTGAAGGGAGTGGATGTGATACAGGAGATACAGACTGGAGTAATGTTTATGTTAAAGGACACGCTGCGAGCGGAGACGATGGGGTAGGGTATAAATTTGCAAGGAATGTAGGTCTTCCTACTTTTTACTATAGTAGGCTTGTATACCAATGGAGTTGGTCTTCAGCGAGTGGTGGAACAGGTCCATCTGCTCTCATAGATGGGAACTTTACGGTTTCCTTCGACTAAGGTTATAATTAGGCATGGCTACGGCGAAAGAATCTATGGAAAAGATAGCAGCACATGAAAGAGAATGTGCTATCCGCTATGCGAACATAGAAAAAAGATTAGATAAAGGAGACGCTAAATTTGATGCTATGGACGCTAAGTTCACTAGGTATATTTTAGGTCTTTATATTCTAATTATTGCAGCTAGTGGCGTAGAAAGAATCTTTTCATAGGAGGGAAGAATGGCAAAAAAACCAATAAATATGGCTACGGATAGCCCACAACTTATCAATTTTGATGGTAAGTCTTACGATATAAGCACTCTTACGGACAGAGCTGCTGAATGTTTTAATATGTTAGTACGACTACAAACTGATTGGACTGAAGCTCAGTATGAGGTAAAAAAGGTAGAAACAGCCCAACAAAAAATTGTAGGGGACCTGAAAGTAATAATGGTTGAGGATAATATAAAACCTACAAAAGAGTCCGAGATTGTTACACAATGAATATAGAACAGTGTAAAGAAGACATAAAACGACATGAAGGTGAAGTTTTAGAGATATACGAAGATAGTTTAGGATATAAAACACTTGGTATTGGTCACCTATGTCAAAAAGGGGAACCAGAATACGTATTGGATATAGGAACTCCCGTGTCACAAGAAGTAGTAGA